TGATTTCAGGAAAATGTTAACCAAGGTGACGGTTGAAACAGCTTTAAATGCTGAACTTGATGATCACCTTGGCTACGAAAAACACTCACCGACCAACGATAGTAACAGTCGAAATGGCTATTCTTCTGAACGCCTAATTACTGACGATGGTGAGATCCAGCTAGAAATCCCTCGTGACCGTGACGCGTCCTTTGAACCAAAGCTCGTTCGTAAGCATCAAACTCGATTCCAATCGATGGACGACAAGATCTTAAGCTTGTATGCCAAAGGAATGACTACCCGAGAAATCGTCGCTACCTTCAAAGAAATGTACGATGCTGATATCTCCGCCAGTCTAATATCTAAAGTCACGGATGCTGTTTTAGAACAAGTTGTTGAGTGGCAAGCTCGCCCTCTTGATTCGGTTTATCCCATTGTTTACCTGGACTGCATCGTTGTGAAGGTGCGCCAAAATAAGCAAGTCATCAACAAAGCCATTTACCTTGCTCTCGGCGTCAAGATGGAAGATCAGAAAGAACTTCTTGGGATGTGGATGTCCGAAACTCTTTTGTGTTCTTGAGAAATGGTTTTGATTGCCGTGTGCTAACGCCCATGCGGAGAGTTCGCCAGCGTTGGCGTTGTGTTTGAATAAGCGCCCTACTATGGACTCGGCTTGCTCGGCTGACTCGATAGGTGCGGTGACGACGTCGAGCCCAAGCAAAAGACTGTTGACCAGCGTGTAATTACCACTGACTTTCGAGATAGCGATAAGCTCGACAGGTTTCAGCACGTGTGGCTGATCTGGATTGAGCTTGTTACGCAGCATGGTTGGCGACATTTCTAGCTCTCTGGCTATCGCTTCCATGTTTTCTTGTCTCGCGAATGAGAAACAAGCCTCGTCAAATGGCTTTTGTTTGAGCTCACGAAATTCGCACATTGAGTTCTTTTCGCTCATGACTAACACTCATTTAAAGAAGAAAGGTACGAGAACGAATGACCAACCAATGACGTTTAGCCAAATTGGGCATTTATCTGGGTATCTTTTTTCCCAAGCCCTACTCAATGCATCTCGTAAAGTGGGCTTGGTCGATGGTGAGAAGGCGAACTTCATACCTCTTGCTCCGCTGAGCGCTGCATCAGCTTTGGCAAGTTGATAAGAACCGATCCCTTCTCGCCTTTCTTTTCAAGGATTGGGATATCGCCATTTGCTATGGCGCGATTTAGAGAGGAAGCGGACCAGCCAGTGCGTCTAAGAAACTCTTTTTTAGTACAAAAAGGTGCGTCAATCGCTATTTGAATAGTTGCCATAATGGTATCCTACTTGTTTGAGATTAGTTGATGCTTATTGGTAGAAGATGACAGCATCAACTCTATATAGGTCATTCTTGATCTCATTTAAGACCACACCAAGGTCTTAAATGAATTTAAATGGAATTATGGCGATCTTTTTGGTTGCTTATGAGATCCAGATCGGTGTGGCTCGGACTTTTTTGACAAATAGAGAACGATGATGAGCAAGATTCCAGCTAAAGTTCCGGCGTATGACTATCTAGGTGGGCGCGACTTCACTGACAAACTAAAAACTGTTACCAAGTGCAGCTCCTATGATCTGCTTGCGGACTATTTTGGAATTCCCAAATCAACTTTGTTTACTTGGCATACACATAACCGAACTGGTTTTGAGCTCATCGTAAGAGAGCATTTAGCTTCGGGCGCATCAGTGCGTTACTTGGCTCTAGGGGAAGGAGAGCCTTTTGAAAGTAAGAAGAATACCGGTGAAGTACTTCGCCTCCATAAACTAAGCGGCGGAGCGCTGGAAGACTGCGGCATCATGTCTCTTGATCTCGCAACACTAGAACGATTTGGCTTAAAACCAGACATGACTCAAGTAATTGAGGACGACGCTGGCCTGTACTACGTAGACAAAGAATCAACAGACCCTATCTCAGGTGACTATCTGATTGATGTTGATGGAAGACTATCCATCAACTATCTACAGCGTTTACCAGGCAAAAAGCTCGCTATTGCGTTTGGAGCATCGACTATTGAAGTGTCTGAGAATGACATTAAGGTGCTTGGGCGCGTGGCGATGGAAATGAAGAAGAAGTAGCTGCAGAGTAATCACAGATCACAAATACGCATCATGTTTCATCAATGCTAGTTTTGGCGTTGTTTTTTCGGTTAGTATCTAGCTAGAAGGCAGCTTGAAAAATGATGACCAAGTTAGACCCGCATTATAATGCGTAACTTTTGAGCTAAATAACCAAGCTAAAAATAAAGTGGCGTTACTACAACGACTCAAGAAAGATTGAATAAAATCACTACACCACCGCTCTAGTTAACGAGGCCTTAGTGGAAAACAAAAACGACCCTCTTCTAAGCATTGTCAAAGACAACTGGATGATGCTGACAACTACTGGCTTCATTGCTGCACAGGTGTTGGCCGTAACCATCGAACAGTACAAGCTAAGGAATTTCGGGGTCGAGTTTTTAAGTATTGCCCAACTTCAAGATCTTCCGCTCATCCTATTGCGATACCCTGAGATGATAATGTTTGTCTTGTATAGCGGCTTCGCTGTGTATTCCTACTTTTCGTTTTATAGGATCACTAGATCGGAGAAGAAAAGTACTTGGGATGTTGTCACAACCAGGCGAGGTTTTAGCTTAGTGGCTCTGTTCATGGTTGGTTGGCTTTTTTGCGTTCTATTTTGGTTCAAATCAGAACCAATGAGAGAAGTCTATCATCTTGAAAATGGTGCATTTACTAGAATGCTAAGCCTGCCTAAAAACGAAGATTATTCACATAACTGCTACGGCTACATTACATCAACGTCAAAATACTTCGTTTTGTACGACCAACTAGCTGGTAGAGCAATCACAATTGACAAATCTATGCTAAGTCACATTCAGTGGACATATTTACCTAGCTTTGTATCAAACACCAAGTCAATGAAATGTACAATAACGGGAGCCAGATACGATAGTAAAAATTCCGAAACCAGAACTAAAGTTGTTCCATTGTAAGTACTCAAAGGGTTGATTCTAATGAAAGCTAGAAATACATGCAGTTACGGCGTAATGATTCTCGAACCAACAGTCGTTATAAGATTTGCTGTCGATCAGTGAAGTACCAGATAACATCGCTGAGATTAATGAAGTTACAAATGCATAAACATTGATTACTCGCTACGTGTTTAGAGCCTCACTGATTGAAGTATTAGAAGAAGACATCTACGAGCTTGGCCGTATGTCGATGTATATGAGGAAAAAATGAATCCAATTGATAAATTAACGGAACCTACTTTCACGAACTCGGCCAAGGGCTTGATGACTCTGTTCTGTATTGGATTAGCGCATATGCTCTTAGGGGTTGAGTTAACAGATGCTAAGATTGCTATTCCTTGGCTTCCTACCATTAACTTTACGACCCCTCAAAATCTGATTTTTATCTATTGGGGAGTAGTTTTATATTCGGTGTATCGATACATGCTCCACAATAACACTGAATTTAACGTAATCCGCTTACACGCATTTGGTAGTAGCCTAACGAAAATGATGATTGGACGTTTTTTTGTTCGTCGCTATATAACAGGACCACACTCCATATGGCAGGTATCAATATCAAATAGCAATGAGATTTATAAGGTGAAACTCGCCATCTTTGATGGTGAACATTCACATTCAGGTCTTTCTTTTTATTATGATAAGGATGGAAAATTCAACTACGCTGAATCAACCCACCATATTGAATTAGGTTCCGAAATTTTCGCCTCAAAAGACTCTTCTACTCAACAGAAATGGGGGTTTAGTGAAAGTGAATTCACTGACCACAATGACACTAGCTATAAAAGAACATACGTTTTCAGATCTCTACTTATTAGAACGATGATTAGCTTGCTCACAATGCTAGGAACTGTCCGAGCAATACTAACTTCAAAGAAGGCATTTGATTTCTTTCTACCTATTATATTCCTCTCTTCATTGTTTGCATTTTGGCTATACCAACATCAAATAATAGTTTTAACTCTTATTTAATCGCCCCCAATTAAGCAAGAATGAGTACGGCCTAGCAGTTGACCACAATCGAACTAAAAATAGTGAACCCTTCATATGTTAGAGAAAAAATTTTACAGTCAATATATTAATAGATTAAGAGTCCCTACGTTTTCTCAGAACGGATTTAAGATAAACCTTCAATTTTGCCAGAAAGGTGCATCAGAAAGTCTAAATTGGAACTGGCATATGGAACACATTAGACCTATTAACTTTTTTATAGGTCCGAATAACTCCGGGAAAAGCCGCCTGTTGCGACTTCTCTTCGAAGACGACTTAACAGCGATGGACTCAGATCAATTGCCAGTTTGGGACATCATCGACACGTGGGATAGTCCAGACATTGACAACAAGATTGATTTTTCATTAAAAAACAGTGGCTATAACCATAACTTAAGCACGATAATACGCTCAAAGTTTTATAATGGCGGATTCGAAGGTGAAGTTACCTTAGGCAGTCTCGAGCAAGCTGCAGAGGATCTAGTTACATCACTTTTGAGAGAACGTGGAAAAGTCATACACAAAGATAGTATATCGAAGTTCATCAAGACAATCTTAACTCAACAAAAGCGTAACGTTTATGAATACCTCAAAAAGTATAGTGATAAGTCCTTTCATAAAACTTACATCCCTCTACTAAGGGGACTACGTACTCTTTGCGCGGATGATGTCTACCTAAACAGAACAATGAATGACTACTTCGACAGTCCTATTAAGAAAAGAAACACTGGTGCTGGCGATTCTCTTTCAATTTTTACCGGACATACGTTGTACCAAGACCTAACTAAAGCTCTGCTTGGTGACCACATTCAACGTAAGAGTGTAAAAGACTATGAGCAATTCCTATCTGAGCATTTTTTTGAACATAAAGAAGTCGCATTAGTTCCGAGACTTTCGTCAAAATCTAACAGCGAAAACGATGTTGTTTACTTGAAGCTTGGGAACAAACCAGAGCGCCCAATTTATGAACTCGGCGATGGTTTGCAAACCATAATAATGCTTACTGTCCAAGCGTTCTTAAATGAGGAGCCGACAATGTTCTTTATTGAAGAACCAGAACAAAATGTACATGCCGGACTACAAAGAGCACTAATCAATGCTTTTCGACTTCGTCCTCAGCACATGTATTTCATGACAACTCATTCAAATCACTTTATCGATATGGCTCAAGAGCATGAGGATATTTCACTACAACGTGTTCACCAAGAAATTAATGACGAAAATAAAGAAATAACCGTAGTAGAAAGCAGCGCTCCTAACATGGCCATACTCCAATCTTTAGGGGTTCGAGCTTCATCTGTTCTAACTGCCAATTGCTCTATTTGGGTTGAGGGAGTTACCGACAAACGTTACATACGCGCCTATTTACAAAAGTACCTCCAAGAGCTGGAAGAGTCAGGTAAACAAGACGAAGTAGTAAAACTGAAGCTGTATCGCGAAAACCTGCATTATATTTTCACAGAATACCAAGGAAGTAACATAACTCACTGGGAGTTTAGTGATACACCTGACGATGCCTCTAAGACACCAGCTAAAAGACTCAGTCAAAATATACTGCTTATCGCTGATGCTGACATCCAAAGCAAGAGCGATAGAGTTGAATCGTTACGAAAAGAATTAGGAAGCAACTTTTTACTATTGGAGTGGAAAGAAATAGAGAACTACATACCAGAGAAAATTCTTATTGAAACCGCGAAGAAACGTTGGGAAACCTTCAATGGCAAGGACGGTTGCCAAATCACTCGTTTCAGCAATCTTGAAGGGAAAAATAAATTTCAGTCTTCTAAAGATGGAATAGGGGAAATCTTAGAGCGATATGTAGAAAAAAACGGTAGCGAACGAAAGTTCTACAAGGCCGAATCTGGAACCATTAAAGACAAAGTCAAGTTTTGTAACACCGCTATCGAACTAATGACTGACGAAGCAACCAATTGGAAGTTAACTCCCCAACTTCGTAAATTATGTGAAGATATTTATAAGCATATCAAGAGGTACAATTAGGGATATGACACAGCACAAATGACCGTACGTAAGTTAAATCAAGCTAAAACACCCTGGCTTTGTGAGTGTTACCCACAGGGCAGAAAAGGTAAACGCATTCGCAAGCGCTTCGCTACGAAAGGTGAAGCGCTCGCTTTCGAAAAGTTCACTATGGCCGAAGTGGATGACAAGCCTTGGCTTGGTGATAAGAAGGACTTGCGTTCACTTCAGGACTTAGTCGAACTCTGGTACAAGCTGCACGGCCAGCACCTTAAGTCTGCGAAAAAGGTTTACCCTCGCCTCTGCACCATAGTGGAAGAACTGGGGAATCCGTTTGCTATCAAGTTTACAGCAAAAGACTTTGTGCACTGGCGCTCTAGTCGCAAGTCTAAAAACCGATATGGCGATGAGACTACCGCAGGCTCATCCATTTCAGCGCCAACCAACAACCTTGATTTAAGGTATTTGCGAGCGGTATTCAACGAGCTGATTTCCCTTGGTGAGTGGACTCAACCTAATCCTCTAGCCACAGTTAAGTCGATTGCGGTTACAGAGTCCGAAATGGGCTTTTTCTCAAATAGTGACATCGCTACCCTCTTCGACCGGATCAGTAAAAGCAAACGCGCCAAAGAGTATGAACTGGTGTGTAAGGTATGCTTGTCTACCGGAGCGCGCATATCCGAAGCCAATAACCTACGCCTGCCGCAGATTACGAAGCACAAAATCACGTTCCTTGATACTAAGAGCAAAAAGAATCGCACTGTGCCGATCACTGAAAAGCTCTATAACGAGCTGATGGCTTTTGAGCGAACGGGCGAAAAGGACAAGTTATTTAAAAACTGTCTTCATGGCATTGCGTATATTGTTAAGCAAACATTCCCTGAACTGCCAGACGGACAAAACACCCATGTGTTTCGTCATACCTTCGCAAGTCGATTTATGGAGGCCGGAGGAAACATTCTGGTTCTGCAAAAAATCCTTGGTCACAGCGACATCAAAATGACGATGCGCTATTCGCACTTTTCGCCCGATCACCTCATTCAGGCCGCTGAGCTAAACCCAATATTCAAACTAGGCCTGTAGCCAAAAGTGGCGACAAAGTGGCGACAGATTTTCTCAATACTGGTCATTATTCAACAATACTAGCAAAACACAGGAAAGTTAAGTTGTTGAAATTGCTTTGAAAGCCTTGATTCTACTGGATTGAGAAAAAGGCTATGTATTACACTAAGCAAGACGCTAGTTAATACAATGAGAAACGCCCACGATATCATGGGCGTTTTTTTGTGTCTGCTTTATAGTGAGCAACCGCATTATATCGGCCGCTCAAGATACCGTTACTCTAGGTCATCCATCGCTGGCACCACCTCAACAGGCACACCGTTTTGAGCCAATACCGCCGCACGAGCAATTTGGTCTCGGATCCCGTACTCTTCTAGCCACCATATTAGCTCTTGAGGGAGTTCCATCGCCTTTTTGGTGCCGTCACTACGGGTAAGGGGTTCATGTGCCTCAATAAAGACGCTTCTATCCGGCTCTAGTGCTATTTTGATTGGCTCATCGATCACGCGAACTTTGGTGCCAAGCTTCACTTGGTAAAAAAGCCAATCGATATCTTTAGGGTCCATTCGAATACAACCCGCACTCACACGAAGTCCGATACCGAAGTCTTTGTTGGTACCGTGAATCAAATAGCTACCTGTGCCATAGGCAAGGCGCATCGCGTATTCACCGAGCGGATTTTCAGGACCTGCTGGCACAACATCTGGAAGTTCAATTCCTTTGTCTAGGTAGTCTTTACGGATAGAGTTCGGTGGAGTCCAGGTTGGGTTCTCACGCAATTGACTGATCGTCGTGGTCATTTCAGGGGTGTCTTGGCCAATACGCCCAATACCTACTGGGAAAATGTGCACCAAATTTTTGTCCGGCTCAAAGTAATACAGTCGTAGTTCAGCCAGATTGATGACGATACCTTCGTAATCGACCTCAGGCAAAATAGCTTGAGATGGTATCGTCAATACGTAGCCTTC